TCCCTTGACTGCCTATGCCACTTTTCTGTGCCCCTATTCCTGATCTACTTCTTCAGAAGAGAACAGGAGAGAACACATAGAAGCGATAAAGACAGTTGAAGCATGGGATCTTTTGCTTGGATCCCAGCCGGACAGGTAGCCCCTCGGCAACCTGCCCTTGCGAACTTTATACCTCGTTTGAAACGGACGAGGTAGAAAGAACAAGCTCGCTTCGTGCTCTACGATATAGCCACCAATGGCCAGCATCATAGAATAATGAGACTTTTCATCAAATCTCACAAATTCCTGAACTGGCTTGTGGTACTTGTATCTGCGAGAGCAACCAGATGTGAGGATCCCAGAATCAGGATTTTCCCACTCTGGAACAAAGTACGGTTCGGTTCTAAGCAGCGACTTCAAGTAGAGAAGCGTGTCAAGAAGATAAATTTTCGTCTTCGAAGACCACTCCAACACCTGATTCATCGCAACATAGATCGATGGGTCCGTGGATAGACTTTTAACATAGAAGGGGCAAACATCATGCCCTTCATAATAGTCACCACCACATGACTCTCGAAATGAACCGTCAGAGTAAGATTTGTCGGAATTCACGACAAATCCGGCATCATGAAGTACTTTACAGAAATCTTGGTACTCGTAGGTGGGTATGATAATGTCATCACCATACACAGCCGTCTGACTCCAGTCGATGTACAGACTAGGGCCAGTACGAGTAGCTCGAAATCCGTAAATAAGCGCAACGAGCAACAGAGTCATCAATGGGAAAGTATAACCATTCCCCATCGTTGAAATCATCTGCAGCTCAATGCTCTTACCATCAGGCAATTTGGTAACAGGTGACCTTAGGGTCATCAGCATATCAAACCACTTGGTGGGCATCAAGAGCCGAACTAATTCAGGTTTGATACAGTCCGAAGCGGATTTCAAGTCAATAGTCGCGAGACCATTGGTTATTGAGCCGCTAAGTGCGAGAGCCTTGTTCTTAGGCTGTTGCGTTGCTATATCTAGCCCTATGCTACGGAGTATATCCTCCAGGTAGTGTCCTGCAGCAAGCTGCAGTACCATATTCCCGGAGGGCTCAATAGCAATAGTTCTCTCTGTGTCTTCGTTCTTGTCAACCGTTGTCAAGCGCGAACCGTCCACTTCCAAATAACCACTTTCCCGCCTCATTTTATCTGAGAGGCTGAAATACAGGTTATTTCGACGAAGCATAAGTACCAACGGAACGCAAGAGGTTGTGCAACTCATGGGCTGAACGATTTTCTGAGCGGTATGGGAGCCCGAAACGCCATGACTGGCGCCAGGACCAAACCGCCAAAATTCGAACATATACCCAAGGTCTAAGGTCTCTTGAATATTTAGCTCGCTGAGACGGCTGTTGAAACGTTCGGTCACTACTGTTATGAAGTGCCTGGCGTTTGCAACAATGTCTTTAGCAAGTGTAATACTTCGAGACCCAACCATGAGATTAGTAGCAGTAAACTCACTGCAAGCTTTCTCACGGAGGCCTTTTTGAGAAAGTCGAGCACGCTTTCGCATTCTCGACAATTGTCTTTCAATCGCGAAGGCTTTCCAGCCTTCAGATTTAGGGACATCGCACAACTCCTTTGACAGGACTTTGAAGAAGCCGTTAAGACGTACTTCTTGCTTTCCCATTGGATATCTCCAAATAGGTGAAACTGGGGTTATTTAAAGGACGCCGGTAAGTACCGTGTCCGCGATCCCCGAAGCTTGACTCCACCCCATGCCAAAGTGCATGGAGAGAAGGGCTTTGAGGTCCTCGGGCTCGTACGTGTCGGAGCCCGCCGGAATTTCGATGATCGTCGTGCATCTTGCGACCATCGCACTCTGGTTGGCTGCTGGGTTAACACCCTTACGAGTAATCAACTTGTAGGTGTTAACTGGCACGTTCTTGATAACGCCAGTCACCGGGTTAGCTTGAGGTAACGTCCTCAAAACGCTCGGCCGAAAGAACGTGGTGGTAAACGGTTTTGATACCGTGTTAATATCCACCCCGGTCTGCGTACCACCAAGGGCAGTAACGGCGAATTGCTTACCGTTAATGTTCGGTGCTACGTCGGTGACGAACGTATAGGTCGGGCCCGTAAGCCCGCTGACGGCTGCTCCGGTTACAGGTGACGCAGGTGCGAAAGACATAGTAAGTCTCTTTATTACAGTTTGCGCTGTACTAAAACAGACGCTAGGTTAAGGAGTTTAGTCACTCCGAAATTCCCAATCTCATCGAGCATCTTAAACCGAAGCCCGATGGAAGGGAGGGAAGTACCTTGAGGGACACGCTCGAATTCAAAACGCTTTACCTCAGCACTAGCCGGTTGGTTAGTGTCGAGAACCCAGAGGCTGTTTTCAGGCAGCCAACTATGGGTTATAAGCATTCTGCATTCGTAGCGCCGGGTATAGCCCGTGTACACATACGAAACAGGCATAACCTGAAACGTATCCTCCAAGACTGACCCAACGTTCGCGAAATAATCGACCACCCACGAATACGGAACCAATTCCCAGAAAGTCGGGATAAGTTCCTTCGCGGAGAATCCGAGATGTTCAAGAACGCCATAGTCATTCGAGGAGTGTACAGAGGTGTAACCGCCGCAATACCAACGGTAGGATAACATATGGTGAAGCTGTATTCTCGTCTTGAAGTAGCATCCAGCAGTGCTGGAGTCACTCGTAACGGGAGCATACGTCACCCAGTTGTCCTTAGCCATTGAAAAATCTCGAATACCAACGTCATCTTTATCAAGATAATCGTTGATGGCCCTAGCCGTGTTTTGTATATCGTCCACTAAAGGACGAACGCCAAAACCGTACGCAAGCCACGCTGAACTAGCATATTTGAGAGCGGAAGCCCCTTTTGTC